GCGACTTCGGCGGTCAGCGCGCGGTAAGCGTTGCAGACCCCGGTCGTGATGGTGAAACCCGGAGGGACGTTCAGTCCGTGCTTGGCCATCATCACCAGCCCCGCGCCCTTGCCGCCCAAGATCGCCTTAGCCGTCTTCGTGGCCGGGTCGCCCTGGTAGTCGCAGAGCTTGGCAGAGAACCGGAAAATGGACTGAGCCACCTAACCCTCCGTGGTTCTAGTGGATGAAAGAACGATAGATCAAAGCCCCGGCATGTAAAGGAGAAAATGCACTTGACTGCACGATTATGCGACGGCCGGCCGCGGCAGGTTGTCCTTCAGGTACAGCCCCATCAGGTTGGCCCGCAGCAGCATCTTCTTCGCTTCCGCCTTCCACTTGATCTCCTCGACTCGCCACACCGGCAGCGCGCCGTTGACGTCGGGCCGATCGTCCTTGACGTCGTCCATCAACAGCATCGCGACGAGCACAGCCTGGTTGGTCACGTCCGGGAACCGGCCTTCGTCGACCAGCGTCAGCACGAACATCGCGCAGCAATAGAGCCCACGGCGCGGGTCGATTGGGTTCAGGTCGGTCAGCAGCGTGGTCGCCGTGTCGGTCACCTGCCGCGCCAGGCGCGAGACGGAGAGCTCGTCGACCTTCGCCAGCGGCACCGCGGCGGCGCGCCCGAGATGGGCGATCACGTCAGCCCGCAGGTCGAAGCCCTTCTTCTGGGCCTCCTCCACCATGAGCGCCATCATGTAGGCCGGCAGCGCCGTCTCGACGGTCTGCTGGTCGCGCTGCTTCATGTTCATGCGAACCGTATCGCTGGTCATCGTCATCTCTCCCTCGGAACCAATCCAGCCGGCAGCACGGGAATGTCAGGCTGGCACCACGTCGTGCGCCGCGGGGGGAAGCCGCCCTGCGACGCGATCTGCTTGCTGTGATCCGGGAACACTGCGCCGCGTGACTTGTCGTCGGGGTTCGAGCGGACGGAGGTCGACGCCGTGTCCTGGAGCCCCGCATCCTGTCCGCCGCCGGTCGCCTCGAAGGTCTTATCCTCGGCGATGACGTAGCCGCCGAAATCGCGCAGCAGCTCCCCAATGTCGGCGACGTAATCGTCGACGCGCACGTCCCAGCCCTCCGAGGAGAAGCTCACGCCGCGCTTTTCCAGAGCGTCCTCGAACAACTGGCGATTGGTGTCGGAGCCGAAGCGATAGCGGTCACTCATCGTCGCGCCTCACGCCGACCTCGACGCCGCGCGCCCGGCGCACCAGGTCCATATACGCCTCCGGACTCTTCTCGTGCGCCGTCACGCTGTTCTTACCGGCCGGGGCCGCCAGCGACGGCGGGATACGGCTGAGCGGGATGCCGTGGCGCAGCCAAATCTCACGCCGCATCGTCAGACCGAAGATCACGCCGGCGATCGCGTCGGCCGTGTCTTTCGAGCCGTTCGGCGGATGGTCGATCTTCTGCGCCTTGGCGTCGTATTCCAGCGTGCACAGCTCTTTCTGCGCCTTGGCGTGCGCCGGCGCGAGGACCCGATCGTCGTAGAACGCCTGCTTCGTCATGTCGTAGGCGTGCGTGTCAGTGTCCACCGATTGGTAGCCGGTGACGAAACCGTTCACCGCCAGGATTTGCTGGCTGTCGGTCGACTGGAACTGGTCGAAGCTGACCCACTTCACCGGGACATGCAGTGTGTCGCGCAGCACGTAGACGATGCTGCGGAGCTTCGCGTACAGGATTTCCCCGCCGGGCGGCGGCTTCACCTCCAGGATTATGTCGAGCTGGATAATCGGCAGCGTCTCCTGATAGTCGCCGCGATCCATGTGCTTGAAGCCAACGACGTGGCCGCAGCAGAGGCCGGCGCTGTCCTTCGACGTCGCCAAGTCGATATGGATGAACCGTGGCTCCGTCGGGTGCTCGATCCGTTTCGGCAGCAGGTCGATGTGCGTCGTCTGGAAATCGGCGTCTTCGCGGGAGCAGATGGACTGGCTCTTGCCGAAGCACCGGGCGACCGCGTCGGTGTCAAGGATGAACGGGTGCAGCGCCTGGGTCGAGTAGCCGGCGATGTCGCGGATGGCCTTGATCAGGTCGTTCTTGAACGCCTGGCTGTACTCGATCGGCACGGCGACGACGAGATGCTCGTCGTCCTTCACCACCACCTCGTCCTCGTCCATGACCCGCGGCTTGCGCGTCTCGTCGCCGACGAAGACCCGGAAGAACTCGCCGCAGAAGCGATCGGGCCTGAGCTCCCACAGCCGCTTGTCGTAGACGTAGATCAGCTTGTTCTCGCGCGCCTCGGCGACCTTCATGTCGGTCATGCCGCCAGGGTAGTTCTTCGACGACACCAGGCAGAGCATGCCGGGCAGCGCGCCGAGCTTCATGAACCGCGACTCGCGGCGGCGGGCGATGGCGTTGTAATTCTCGACGGCCTGGTCGTAGGTCGTACCGTCGCGCTTCATCTTCGAGTCCTCGACGACGGCCATGAAGTTGACCTCGTCGATGATGCCGCCGATGACGTTCTGGCCGAGTGCGCCGGTGTCCTGGCCGGAGATCGGCTTGACCACGATGTTGTTGGCGAACCGCATGTCGCTCTGGCGGTCAGTGTCGAATGGGAAGTTCACCGAGAAATACGGACTGCCGCCGACCATGTCGCGGAACCGCCGGTAGTCGACGTCCATGGCCAGGTTCTTGTTGACCGACTGGAAGACGATCAGGATTTCCGACGACGGGTCGAGGTCGAACAACTCATGCGGGTTCGCCATGCACGACAGCACGTAAAGCTGGTACGACTGCGTGTAGATCGCCAGCGTCGTCTTGGCGACGCCGATGCCGCCGCTCAGCACCGCCTCGACGTACTTGCCGTTGTTCAGCTCCTGGCCGCACTCGACCACCTTCGGCCACAGGATGGCCTTCTTGTTCAACAGCAGCTCGCATTGGACGAACGTGCGGAAATCGACCGGCAGCTCGACGTACCGAACCGTCCTGGACTCGGCCAGCTTGGCGCGCAGCCAGCTGATGGCCTGCTGCAGGTACGCCAGCCGCTCGTCGTAGTCTTCGATCCCGCGGGCGACGCGCCAGACATACTCCCCCGGCCGCCCCAACTTCTTCAGGACGAGGAAGGCCCGGCCGATCGGGTCGTCAGCTAGCTGCAAGGCTGCGTTCGACACCTTCGAGCTCCTGGTACAGCTTCGCCTGCTCCTCGGTCCACGAGAACGCGACCTCCTCGCCGTTTCGGCCGGTCATCACGCCCTTGACCGTCTTCGGCGCGCGCACGATCACGCCGGTCTCCAGCTGCATATGGCCGAGATCGACCAGAATTTCCTTCAACATGCGGATTTCATTGGACGTCGCCGTGATCAGCATCGGCTTGCCCTCTTCGAGCGCCAGCATCTTGTCGACGCGCTTGCGCTGGATGCGGGCGATCCCCTCCAGCTCTTCGAGGGCGGTCGCGCGCCGGACGATGGTGATCAGGCTCTTGCCCGACTGCGCGTCGGCGATGCGCTTGACCAGCTTCTCCCGCACCTCGGTGCCGCGGTAGCGTTCGATCATGCGAATGAGCGCCTCGCGCTTGACGTCCGGCAGCAGGCCGCCCTTCTGCAACCAGTCGGCGACCATGCGCCCGGTCTCGCCGGCAATCAGCTTCTCGTCGATCTGAAGAACGATGTCGGTGCCGAGCGCCTTCAGCGCCATATAGGCCGGCTTCTTGATGTTCACAGCGCCGCCACCTTCTCAAGGTTGTCCTTGGTCGGGGCGACCGCCAGCGCCTTCGGCAGCTTGGCCTGTGGCGTGGCGGCGATCAGCGCCTCCACCTGGTCCGTCAGCTCGCCTTTTGCAATTAGCTGCACAACCCCGCCAATGACGTCGTCGACCGTGCGGTTCTTCTCGATGCAGAGGTTGCCGATCAGGTCGAGCGCCTTCATGGTCTTGCCCTCGATCCTGAGCCACATCGACCGTTGGCCGGCGTAGTCGAAGATCATGTAGCCGTGCGGCAGCGTGTCGCCGTACTTCGTGAACATCTCGTTCAGGAGCTTCGACAGGCCGTCTACCGTCTTGATCTCCTGCGCCGCCTCCTTGAACTTCTCCTGCAACTCCTTGTCGGGGAGCATCTTGGCGGTCTGGGCGATCAAGCGCTTGAACTCCGCCTCCTCGGCGAAGCCGAAGGCGTCCTGCATGATCGCGTCGGAATACTTGTCGGACAGCTTCGAGTACAAGGCAAAGAACGCCTGCGGGTCCAACTTGCCTCGGATCGCGTTCATTCTGACGAGCTGGAACCGCTCCTGCTCGGCGTCGAACTCGGGGTCCATGATGATCGTCACCGGGACCTCGGCAAAACCAATGTACGTCGCGGCGTCGTAGCGGTGATGGCCGCCGACGATGCGGAACGCTAGCTCATATTCGTCGAACAGCTGAGCAAGCTTGAGCGGATTGCCTTTGCCGACCAGGTCGACGATCTCCTGCGTCTTGGGCAGGTTCATCGGCACCAGCAGGATCGGGTCGGTGATCCCGGTCTTCTCGTAATTGTCGCACAGCAGGTCGAACGCCCGCTGTGACATCTTGTTCGGGTTCTCCTCGTTCTTCACCAGGAGACTGATCGGCAGGTCTAGGCGCAACAGCGTTTTCGTCTTCTCGATCGCGCCCAATTCACCCTCCAACACCCGCGACATGTCGCGACAAATTACCCCATTTGTCACGACATGCCAAGTGCAATTGACTGCACGATCAATGATCGAACAGCGCCCGCTGCGGCCCCGCCGTCTGGTCCTGGTACTTGCCGCTGTACGGGCGCTCGGCCGACTCGTCGAGCTGCTGGAAGATGATCTGCGCAATCGGCTGGCCGGCGAACAGCGACAGGGGCGACGGCCCGTGGTTGGTCAGCTCCAAGGTCAGGAAGCCACGCCAGCCGGGCTCGATGACGGTGTTCTGCAGCGCCAGGCCGAGCCGCGCCCATGTCGACTTGTCGTGGACGACGCCGAGCACGTCTCCTGGCATCTCGAACTTCTCCAGCGTCGAAGCGAGCGCGAAGCCGCCCGGCTGGATCACCAGGTCCTCGGCGATGCGCACGTCGTAGCCTGACGGGCCGACGCCGTACGTCATGCCCATGAACCGCAGTCGCTCATTGAATGGGCTCACGATGCCGCGCTTGCGGATCGACTGTCCCGACAGAATGCTCACTTCATTCCCTCCTTGGATCGCCGGAACACCCCCGGCTGGTTCGTGTCCCGCCAACCGGCCATGTTCATGTACGGCTTGAGCAGGTACAGGTTCGGTCGCTTGCCGACCGGGATGGCGTAGCTGTCGCCCTTGTCGACGAAACGATCCATCTTGCGGGCGACGGCCAGTGCATCGACCAGCTCGCCCTCTTCCACGGCGCACGCGGCGACGATCTCCCGGTAGACGGCACCGCCCTCGGTCTTGGCGATCCGGTCGAACAGGTACGCCTGGTGCTCTGTGACCAAGCTGTCGACCGCCTCGACCGT